AAAGGAAGTATCTCATTAAAACTTGCTTCCTCTGCTGGACCTACTTGTGCACCCCTTAGTGCTTTAATAATACTTTTTCTAAAATTACCAATTTCAATATTTAAATCTGCTGCATTAGTATCAAATCCTAGATAAGCTTTTATTTTTGATACTCTTCCTGATATAGGACCAGTACCAACATTTTTTGAACCTGCTAAAATATTGTCAATTGATCTTAAAGCATCTTTCCTATCGGCAGCTTTATCTCTTTCACCAGCCGTAGGCTTTGAAACAATACTTTCAATATTACCGTTTGTAACTTTTACATTTATATTATCATCAACGCTATAACCTAATGTAGATTTTTCAGCTGCAGTGGCTTGTCTTACTTCCGTAAAATCTTTTTTAGCCGCAGCTTTTTGTTTCTCCACTGATAAAATAGTTGCAGGTAATTTTTCTAAACCTTGACCTAATGCAGTGAACACAGGGCTAATACCTTTACCTTTTGCTTGAAGTAATGGTGCAGCGAAGGTTGCTGCGTATATAGCTTTTTCTTGAGGAGTAAGTGAACCCAATCCACCTTCTTTATAATATTTAATAGTTGGCTTTAAAGATTTAAAGTATCTAGCCTTAAACATTTTTCTAGTTAACACTTTGTCCATAGCTACCTCGGTTGCATCATGTTATAAGCTGCATACGCACTTAAACCTGTTCCTGCTGCTTGAGCATATGGGTTAGCACCAGGAGACGTAGTTTGTGTAATACTACTTTGTGTTGTTGGTAAATTAGTCATGATACCTTTCATAAACTCTACTCTTTGATAAGGCTCATATAATCTTTGTAATTCTGTTTGTCTTTGTGCATCTAATGTTTGTTGACCAATTCCTCTTTGAACTGCACCCGCTTGCATTTGTGCTTGTATATCAGCTAAACGCATTGCTTGTTGTTGTCCACCCAATTGACCTAAACCTTGGCCTGCTGCTAATTGTGTTTGTGCTTGCAAGCCTTGTTGTTGTTGAGCTGCGCTTAATGCAGTTTGAAAACCTTGGGCCATTGATTGTCCCATAGTAGACAAAGTTCCTCTTTGTAATTCTGCTTGTTGAACCCCTTCTCTACCTCCACCAAAAGCACCTGAGCTAATTGCATTTGCTCCTAATTTGTTTTGCATCATTTGACCTTGTCTTCCAATCTCATCAGTTACATATGATTGGTAAGGGTTTAAAAATTGATTTATATTTGGACCTGCCGCTGCTGTTTGTTGAGCACCTTGATAAGCACCAATACCTTGCCCTACAGTTCCTTGGCCATAACCTGTTTGACCTGCCATCTTGATACCAGATTGTTCAAGACCTGATATACCTGCTACTTGCATGCCAGGAATATTAATTGGGTTTTTAGCTAAGTTTGCAGCTTCATCGTAAAGAGCTAGTTTTCTAGCTTCAACTCCTGGAGCTTCTCTTGTTATGTTTGTTTGTGTTCCAGAGCCGCCACCGCCACCGCCACCACCAAATATACTCATTAGACTAACTCCTTTTCAAATTCAACATGTTTAGATTTATAACCATACTTAGACATAATTTTTTTATACCCAGGTCGCATATATGCTTTAAGTTTTTTACATCCATTAACTTTAGCAAATTGTTCAAGCGTATTAATTAATTTTTCTTCCCATAAATTTATTTTTTTACCTGTACATATTAAACCTTGTAATTCTTTAAAATTAGGGTTTTCAAATATTCTAGTTGTTACAACACCATAAACTTTATTTGAGTCTCCCTCTTCGGCTCCAAATATTAAAAACAATTGATTATCTCCTGATAAAAGTAATTGTTTTATATCCTCTGCCTCGGCATAACGTCCACTATAAACCAATGCTTCTGCAATCATAAAATGAACTAATGACCAAACATCGTCTACCTTAGAAGGTATTATTGGCAATACTTCAATATCGTTTTTAATTATCTTTTTTGCTTGCATCGACTAAATCATAAATTCGTTTTAATTTTTTTTGTTGATCATAAAAGAAACTAGCACCAGCTTTTCTCATGCTTTTAAAACTTTTAGGATCCCCACCAGATAAAATACCTGCGCCTAATACTGCATCAGCACGTGATACAAATTCTCCGTCTGCCAATTGTGCCAACATAGTGTCCTCATCTTTATTACCATTTCCTGCACCATCTTCTACATAACCTTCAGCTCTTACATAATTATTATAATCGTTTTCATTATGGTCTGTTTTAGACGGTAAATAATTTACGCCACCTTGATTAAACTTTGGTAATGCAGTGGCAAGGCCTCCCTCATTTGCATAAAACATATTATCATTAATAGTTTCTTCTAATGTTGGTCTTGCATTTTCTGTTGGAACAAAAGCACCTGCTAGATTAGCTGCTTGTTGTTCGTACGCTCTTTGATAATCTTCTTTTCTATAACCATCTAATTGACCATCGCCTTCATCTTCATCAGATAATAATGGTAAAACACTTGAAGCTAATATTGCAGTTTCAACTTTATTGTCTTTTGCTTTTTGTAATAAATTAGCTGCAATACCTTTTTTAACTTCTTCTCCTCCGCCCCCTACAACTGCTTCAGATAAAGGAGCATCTCTTGCTATCTCTGTTATTTTTTCAGGTGTCATAAATTGTTTTCCATAAGTAGCAGATTGTGGAATTGATTTAAGGGATTGGCCTCCTTGAAATATAGGATCTCCGTAAGTAGCAGGTGCAGTTGCTCCTCCCATACCAATACTTGATAAAGGTGCTTTTCCTGCAAACATAGAACCTACAGATGAAGTTGGTGCTGCTGCACCGAGAGCGTAGGCTCCACCTCCAATAAGGGCTGCACTCTGTAGTGCTTTCTTTGTTGATTTACCTCTAAGTTTTTGTATGCCAAACGTGGCTAATGCTAATGTAAATGGATCCATAGTCTAATTAATTAATTAAGACAATATTACCATTTTACTTGCTTGGTTTCAACTCATCAACAAAACGTCCTTCATATTGATGTTCACCTACATGGACAATTTTATCTGTAATATAGGCATAACATTTACCCCCTATATCTTTCCAAAGCTTACAGAATGAAAAGTCTTCCCCTAAGTATGTCTTTGTTTCCGGGTCATGAATACAATCAAAAAAGTTCCACATGTGAGGTTTATCTACATAAGCTCCATTAATAACGGTCTTTTGTACAATAGATTTTTCTGGATAATGTTTTATTAACTTGTCAAATACGGATCTTTTTATAAGCATACAACCAGTTGGACTATGTGTTACTTCCATAACCCCTTTATTAATTTCAATGTTTTTATAATCTTGTACTTTAATAGGGTATGTATTAAATGCTTTTTTTAAATCATTAGGTGTTTTAATTCTACCCTCTTTTATTTCATCCATTGCTTTATCCCACATAATAGTTTTTAAGGGATAAGGTATAGATATTATTTCTTTATCTTTATCTATCATTTTAAAAATAGACTCAGGGTTAAAATATATATCAGAATCAATAAACAACATATGAGTATAATTAGATTCTAGAAAACCTGATACACATAAATTTCTTCCTTGTGTTACTAAAGATGATTTCATTAATTGAAATTTAATTTTAGTTTTTTTCTGTAAAGCTAATTTTTGCAATTCTAATAATGCCTGAGTATAATGTATTGAACATTCACTATGTACAGGTGTTGCTAAAAATATAGAATGAGGAGAAATACCTTTTGAAGGGGTATCCTCTTTCCACATTGGGGTTATAGCTTTATCAAAAGGTTCTGCATCTACCTTAACATCTTTTACTGTTTGATAAGTATCTTCGTTTACAAATGTTTTATTTTCGTTCACTAATAGCTCCTTTTAAAAAGTTTGACCATTCTTTTCCTTTTTTATCCCAACTATAAAATCTTTTATAAAACTTTTGTTGTTCCTCTAAATGATTTTGAATATAGTCTTCATGTAAATAACTTGATGCTACCTTAATAGCCTCAGCTGTGCTCATAGCCATAGTCTCATAATTATCTGTATAATTAATATAAACAGGCCATTCCGCACAAGTTTCATATAAGGCACCAAAGTTATTTGTTACTACATGTACTCCTGCTGCCAATGCTTCAAGAGCTGAAGCACAAAAAGTTTCTTCAAAAATACTAGGGTAAACAAACATGTCATAATCTTTCATATGTTCTAAAATATACTCATTAGGTTTATAACCAATATAGTTTACGTTTGATAGTTTATTAGCTTGATCATAAAGAGGTTGAAATAATTTTTCATGTGATTCTTTAAACTCATCCCCATAAATTTGACTACAACTATAAACATCTAAAGTTATATTAGGGTTTTTTATTTCTTGCATTGCACGTAGTAAAACATTTAAACCTCTCCAAGGTGTACAGTGATGTATTAATTTAATCGGATCACCTTTTTTATATACTTTTCTTTTTGGAAAATTGTCTGTACCATTTTTAATTACAATTGATCTTTCCGTTGGTATACCAAAGTAGTATCTAAATTTTTCATAATTCCAATGACTGTTAAACACATACCAATCATATTCTTTGTGGCGTTCTTTATTTTTAAAAAATGGTTGTAAATTAGGTTGGTCATAAGAATTCTTTTGCCAAAGTATATTCACTTTATTTTTATCTATAGGAACTTTACCGGGGATAGATGTACATATTTGAACTTGATTTAATAAATCTTTAGACACATACTTCTCAAGCAGTTCCATTTGTAATTCGGTTGCACCTCTAGGTTCCATTATTCCTTTGTATGTGCGCCTAAGGTTACCCTTGTTACAGTTATTTCGAGGTCTTGTCTAAAATCATCCGCAGTAGTATCAGTATTGGGATTAGCAACATCAGAATTAAAATCATCTTTGCTAGCATACACCTTACCTGTTCTTTTATGTTTAATAATTTCTTTTGCTTCTGCAGGTATTTTAATTGGATCACTCATTTTTGTCTACGTCCTTGTCTATGATATTTTTTATTATGTTGCAACTTCTTTTTTTTGTTAAGACTTTTACAATGTCTTCGAGGTCTTTTTCTAGGTTGATCTCTTTCAACAAAGTCTTTAAATTTTCTAGCCATTTTCCTGTGATCTGTCTATGAGGGCATAACTAATAACACCTGTTATGGTGTTTGCTGTAGCAGCTTGAATTTTAAGAACATCGTTTGCTTCCATATTAAGACTTGAGGTTACTAAATTTGCAAAATTTTTATTTAATTGTATGTGACTTATCTCTACCGCTGAACCACCTGACTTTTGTAAAAAGGCATCTACATTAACATTAGAAGCAGTCTTATGATTAGCTTGAAATGATTTTATTATAATAGTTGCATCTGCTGGACATGTAAGAACATCAGTTACACTAGTGTTTGTTAAATCAAATGTTGAACTTTTATATCTAACTGTCATGACATAAAGTAATTAAACGAATCTTGTTCGTTTTTCAAGTCTTGTTGAAAAGAAGTATTTAATTGATTTTCAATAGTTGCTAGACCTTGGTTTATCTGTCTAAAATTTTCAGGACTATATTCAGGCTGTGGCTCTGGTATATATACGTTTATTTTAGCCATTATCTTCTTCCATCTGGATTAACATCTGCTCTAAATGTACCAAATCTCCATGTTTCGTTAACAGCTGTATTCTGTATTTTTATATTCGCAAGTCTTCCCCTAGCTCTTGTATCTATCTTTTGTGTTGTTGAGTTTATAGTAAAAGGACCTAATTGAGATGAAGTACCACTATCTATAGGATAATTCTTTAAGAATATAGTAACTATTGCGTTACCTTGTAAATTTTTAAAATCTGGTAAAAACCTACTTAGTCTTAATATATATTCTCCATCACCTTCTGTAGGTAAATCAAAATCGCCTGATTGTATATAAGCAGGTATAGCTGTTGTTGTACCATTTAAAGCTACTTCATTATTTCCTACTTCATGTGCATAATATAATGAAGATCCAAATGTATTAGTCGCTCCACTTAAATTAGGTATTGTGGGAGTGTTTGTTGAAGTATATTCAGTTGCATAAGGCACTGCATATGTACTTGCATCTGCATAAGAACTTCTTGAAAGACTCATTGTAGACCAACTATTTTCTACATAATTATAAACTACTGATCTGTTGTTTTGTACAGCAGGGTTTCCTGAAGGTGTTCCTGCAGGGTAGAACCAAACTATTTCGTTAAACAATGAATTATGTGAAGCATATATAATTTCATTAGAAGAATAATTTACTCCAACATTTGAACCGGTAGTCGTGAATACAAAATCTTCTACAAGTGATGGAAGTAATTTAACTGTACCATCAAAGACAAAGAATCCTCCTCCTGAACCCATCCAATAAACTCTACCATCTGCATAAACAACACCATGTTGACCTATACATCCACAGTTAGAACCTACTTGTCTTATTGAAAAAGTAAATGGAGGACCAACAAATTGCATAGTATAAGCTGCTTGGTCAGTTAAAATTAAATTGTAGTCTTTACCAGAAACTGCAGCTACAATTTTGTTACCTGTATCTAATCTAAACGTTCCTGCTGTATTGACTGAAGTAGGTTGATAAACACTAAAATTTTCTTGATCACTAAATCTTATAAACATTGGATCTTGAGTAGTTGCATCACCTATAGTTGTTTCAGTTCCAAAGTGAACAACATGTCTATCTCTATCTGAAGTTATAGTTAATCTTGTTGCTGTTGGAGCTCCGCTCATGATTACAGCTCTATTCTCTAAAGGATTTGATACGCCTGGATTCCACACAAAAGTTTTACCATCCTTAACAGTTGCAATTAGTTGCTGGCCAAAGTTATCTAATGACCATGTACCAGGATCAAGAATAACTGAAGAAGTTGTAGAACCTGAACCCCAAGTTAATCTACTCCATGTACTTGTACCCCAACCATAACCATAAGTTTGAATAGTAGGACCAATTTCTTCGTAAGGATTAATAGTAGCACCCCCTGCAGTAGACATCCCTGATCCAGATTCGTTTGATTTCATTTGTACTGTAAACGTACTTGTCGTTGGTGTTGTTAAAATTTCGAAAGTAAAATCTTGAAAATTAGCAACCGTGAAACCTGTTGCACCACCCCCTGGTAATGATACAGAAGTAAATGTAATATACTCACCAACATCTAAACCATGACTAGCTTTAGTAACGGTTACTACATTTGAATTTTGTGTCGATGAAAAAGTTGCACCAGTTATTGCTGTTGCAAGTGGAGTAATATCATAAAATTTATCTTCATAATAAATATATAATGCTTTAGATGTACCAAGTGCTGCGTATCTTTTGCCTTCTAAATCAGTCCAAGTATGCTGAGCACGTGTGGGTCCTGATATTGTATTAGTTCCTATAGCCTGAAAGCCACCAATTTTTTCTGGTTGACCATACCTAAATCTAACAAAGTCACCATCTATCCACTGACCTTCTGCGCCTGAGGGTGTATCTGCTTTATTAAATCCTGGAACTATTTGTACATTTCTTAAAGGCATAAGCTATTTTACATCATTTTAAAGCTTCATCCAAGTCGCAGGGTTAGGTATTAATATCTCGCTTACTTTGTTTTCTTTAGAAGTCATAATAATATCCCCACTTATGGATATCCTAGGAGACTTTTCTTCAGTCTTCTTAGTCCCGTGTTTTAAGGAACTAGGAAATATAATCAATTGGCCAGGCTCATTATTAATTAATAAGTTTTGGTGGTTTTGTTCATTCCATTCTGTAGCCTCTGGCATATAGAATCTTTGTGATGGTTCATAAAATGTAAGTGATGAATGA